TTCGGTTTCGGTAGGGCCTCCGCCGTCACGGGTTTTTCGGTTCTGACCGCCGTGGCTTTGAGGATCGCCGTGTCCGGTTCAGACGGGATCCTCGAGAGTGACGAAAGCGGCCACGTGTACTTGAACAACGGGAGGTACATACCCTCGACCACCCCTTTCGCGAGTTTGTGCGACCAGGGCATACGAAACCCGCTCCCCTTGGTCCGGCGCGCGGGGTCGCCGTAGACGCTCGAGTCCACGATCGCGTCCCACTCAGTTCCTCGGTCGTAACCGAAGAGATCGGAGATGATGTATTGTCGCAGGTACACCGCGGCGGTCTGTTCGACAACGAAACCCGGCCAATTGAGGTGCACACCCGTCTTGATTTTTTCACCAGCCTTCTTGGGTTGCGCGACGGACACGATGCACTCTTTTCCCCCGAACTTTTTCACGCATCTACATATCACGGTGGATATCTGACTGATCTCGTCTATGCCGAGACCGTCGTCGGCTTTGTAATCGAGGTCTACGAAAAAGTTATACGTCGGGGTTTTCTGTTCCACGACGAATACTTTCTCGTCAGCTTGCACAGCCTCGATGTATTTGTCGTAAAATTCGTCCAATCTATCATACGGCACGGACAGGCATCCGCCGTCCAGGAGCACGTGTGATGGGTTGGGGACTTTTCTCAAGAAGCCGTTCTGGGAACACCAACTTTTGAACATACTTACTTTACATACATATTAATCCTCGTCTCTAAACCAGTTCGACGAACAGGAGACGTCTTGATAAATCTTCGTTTCGCTCAGTTCCTTCTTAAAGGTGAGGAGTTCGTAGACGGTCATCTTCTCATTTTCCCTGACCCAATCCTCGATCTCGGAGTCGCACAGACCCCGGTTCTTCTCGAGAAGTTCAGAGATTTGTCTCAGTATGAAAGCTTTCGATTTCATTATTTTATACTGAAGGTTTTTCTATCGGGGGTTTGCATGCACCTGTAAAACTCTGGATTTTTAATGACATTATCTATGATCAACTTCCATCGCTTACGTGAATTAAACTCGGGGAGTGTGTCGTAGCTCATGTGATCGTTCTCGTCGAAGGTCTTGCGAATGGGTTGGTTGTGTAGTTTTTTCAGTTGCATCTTGGCCTTCTCCTCGTAGAATCGCTTGACCTGTCCGTGCTGCTCCACCCTGTTGAAATCAACAAAGAACACGAAACAGTTATACTCGAGGTCCACCGTGGGACTTTCCTTCACGGTGAACTTGAAATCTGTGTACTCACCGTTTTTCAAGTTGAGAACCCCGCGGGTCTCCTCCTCGAGTTCTCGAAGCGCACACCGGATCGGGTTGGTGATTTCCCTTCGGCGACATCCGCCCGTGACAAAAATCCAATCTTTGAACCGCCAATCGCGCACGGTCAAGAACCGCGGTTGATCACCGTTGAAACTAACTGGTATCGCTATGGCCTTGTGCTTTTTCATCGCGCATGCGCGTTTCTACAATAGGCTGACATTCTTATTCCTCGGATTTTTCTTCCACCTCCTCGGCGACGAGCGCGGGCTCTTCTTTCGCACCGCCGCCACCGCTGGACTGGGAAAGATGGCGCGCGACGTGCGCTGAGAAAACCTTGAGCTCGTCGACCTCCTGCTTCGCCTTGTTCAGCTCCCTGAAGAGGAAGACGAGGCCGGCGATGCAGGCGATTGCGGCGATGGTGGTGAGAATTTCACGGTCGATCGGGATCATTTACTGTCCTCACGACGCTTCTTTTTAAGTAACGACACCCATCGAAACGCCGTCGTCTTTCGGACACTGGTACGGGGTGGTTGCGAATTGCACGGCTTGGTAATGCGTGGCCTGGCACGATTTCTCGATCGGCGGCGTGGGCTGACCCACGAACTTCTCGATAGTCTGTGACCTGGGATTGTACGTCAATACAAAGACGACTGCTAGGAGGAAAATTGTTTTCCACATACTTACTATTTAGTTAGAATATAAAAGGCCAGCCATGCCGTTCTCCACCCTGAGTACGTTGTAGTTGACGGCGTAGATGTCCTCGTCGAACTTACCGACACCAGCACCGGCGTGGCCTGCGGACTGGATCCGAGCCGAGTCGAGTCGGCTGAAATTTAGACTACCGGTGGGCTGGAGCTTCGCAGCGTCGAGGCAGAAAGGCACGAAGAAAAGATTCGTACCCTTGACACTGGAGTTTGACGTGTGGTAGTAGAGGGGCACGGACGTGAAGTTGGGATCGGCGAATTTGTAATCGCCGATATCAGTACCGTTGATCTGGAGCTTGAGCTTGTTCGCCTCGTGGAGGATGGACATGGCGCTGCCCTTAGCGGCGGCGAGGTACTTGATCGGGTGATTGTAGTTGAGTTCCTGGATCAGGCTCTTGGACGCGATGCTCTTCTGGACCTGGGTGATGAGCATGTTATGGGACCCGGAGCTGAACGCGGCGCGCTCGTCGGTGTCGAGGTACGCGAAGTTGGCGTAGACGTTCCAGCCCTTGCTGGAGGCGCTGTCACCCCAGGTGATGCGGATTTCGACGTCGTGGTACTGGAGGGCCACCAGGGGAAGCGCGCTCTGCCAGTTTTCGCAGAACGAGAACCGAAGCGGGTAGAACTTTTCGTCGGTCGTGCCGCCGTAGAGATCACCGGCCACGGACTTGGAGAAGTTAGTGGCGGAAAGGGTAGGCGCGATGAGCGTGGAGTACGTGGAGTCCTGGGTGTCCACCACTTGACCGCCGATCAAGAGCTCGACCTTAGAGATTAGGGTGGTCCAATCAGAGACGGGTGCCGTGTCGGCGTCGGCGACGACGTAGGGTGCGAAGTACACGTAGTTGAGAAGGTCACCCTTGCGCTCGAATCGCACGGTGGACATGCCGTTGTTGTTGACGTTCCCCTGGATGACCTGACGCTCGCAGGTCTGACTGAAATTTGTGTGACGTTTGTACGTTGAGCGAAAGAACGAAACCTCGGGGGCGCCGACGAGGTGCGCATCCTGAGCGCCCACGGCGACGAGTTGGGCAATACCGCCGGACATTTTGTATTATATATATACTGAGAGTTTATTTTTTAAGCCTGCTCGAGTTGCTGGATTCTTTTCGTCAATGAAAAAACAACGTTCTGGAGGAGGGTGACCTGCGACGCGATACCCCCGAGGTGGTCGAGGTCGACGCTCACGGTGGACCCGCCGCTCGGGTTGACCGTAGGTTTTTCCGGCCACACGGGGTTCTCCGGGTCTTCGGTGAGCGAAGGGAGGTCGCGGAGCGCCTGGCGGTACCGCGTCCACTCGTCTCTCATCTGATTTGGGATATGGTAATCCGTGGAGAAGATCCAATCCACCTCGGCGAGGCGCTGGTTACGTTCTTGGCGGAGATCTTTTAGGGGTTGGGCATCGATCAACTCTTGAAGTTTCGCTTCGAAGGCCTCTTTTGGGGGTTTTTCGTAGCCCTCTGGAAGACGTATAGATTCCCATGTTGTTCCCCAATTACACTTATCGGGTAAGTTATCAATATTCAACATTTTGAGTAGTAATTCGTAGACAAGATGTGTTGTTGCAAATTCGTCCATTTATATATGCTATCAAATAAATTACATTCCGATGTGTATTATATCTAACCTGTGTGCATTCCCACTAATGCGAATATTGTTGGTACCACCGCCGTCAGATCCTATAAGAACACGAACATTATCATCTACATCTAAATGAACAAGTGCTCCAAGAGTTACACGGGGATAACTACCAAAATCACTGTTAAACGAGTGTCTGACACCATTTTTTTGAATTTCTGCCGTCACATAACTATTAGTAACTACTAATACAAATTCTGATGCATACACCCAATAATATCCTGGAACTTTGGCATAGTACCTGTTGTTAGTGGAATCCCAACCACCTGCTGTATCTAATATTATGTCACCAAATACCGCAGGAGGTGCATTAGAGCCCGTGACGGTAACGTTCATCGCTGCGTTTGCTTTAACACTTAACATCGCTGGACAAACCCCCCTAATAACCCCCCTCACATCCAACTGCGCTTCAGGGGCTTTCCCGAT